AGTTTATCCCCAAGGCGTATGATCATCAGCGCAACCCAGTTCCTCTGGACAGCCTGGACAAGGGCAATATGGTTCAGACCATCGTAGATATTAACCAGATTTGGATCGTCGACAAGAAGTTTGGAGTTAGTGTTCGCCTTGAGCAGCTGATGAAGTCTGCCTCAGCAAAGCTGAACGAGTGTGCCTTTGCAGCCACTGAGGAGATTGACATCCCCGTAGATTCTGACTAAATAAATTATTTGAGTGTAATAAATGGAGATGAAGTATATGATTCTAATTGCTGTCCTTGTCCTTGCCGCACTTTTTTATTTCCGCTCCTCGTCCCCTTACAAACAGGATACACCTACGGCATCTAGTGCACCCATAACCTTTTACGGTTCCCCGACGTGTGGTTGGTGCACAAAGCAAAAGGCTGAGATTGAGGGTATGAATATCCCTTATGTTGATTGCTCTGTTGAGACTGAGAAGTGCTCCAAGCTAGGTATCAACGCATATCCCACCTTTATACTATCAGATGGAACAGTCCTAAAGGGCTTTCAGTCCAAGGATAAAATAAGTGGTTATATTAATGCGCCAGTCAGGAAGTGAAATGTTGTTCGACTCTGAAAGGTGGCCCGTTGTAGGTAATAACTGTTACGATTATGCATTTGGTGACAATGAAAAAAAAAGAATACGGAAAAGTGAACCCGGTGAACACATAGGTAAACCGGGAACTCTCTTTAAGACGTGTGGAAAAGGCGGAAACAGTATGAAGAATCGTATTCTGGCTGATAATCCTACATCTGTCTATTCCCTTCCAAGAAGGGGGGAGTGTATTCCTTGTCAAAAGGGATACTATAAAGTCATGGCTTTTGTAGCTCCAAAAAATATAGTCGGAGAAACATACGGAGACTTTCACTTTTATAAACAGGTTGGATCTGTCAAATATCAGATACAACAAAAGGACTCTATCGCAAAACTTGCGAAATTCTTCCGGGTCAAACCTACAGTTATTAAAGAAGCACTTTCAAAAGTTGGAAAAAGTAGAACCAAGACAAATGGTATGATTGACGACCCTATGGCGAACCAAGTTGCGACTATCCATAGCTCGTTGGTAGGAAAGATGATCAAGTTTCCAGTCAACTTGTGGGCTCATAAACTTGGTTGGGGAACACGCCCACTTTTAGTAGACGCAAAGGGAAAGACTATCTACGATCCAAGAAGAGCGAATCGTAAATACGACTTTAATTATACAACGCTATGTGGGGCGTACTGCGTCAGGGTTGGGAAGGCTAAAACTGGTAATACCTAGTGATTCCAATATCTGACGTATATTTTCGTCTGATTCAATATCAAACGTAATATCAGCAATGGAACGTGGCATGAGTGACATGTCAAGACGGAAGCTCTCTGCAATCTGTTCAATATTTGTAGTTTCATATGTATGGAGAGCCCTTGTGCCATCATGTATACACTGTATGTTGAGACCTACTCTGTATACTGGTTGATCAAATGGAGCTCGACACATTGGACAAGTCCGGCTACTTCTCTTCCACCTGTCTAGACATCTTGTATGAAATGTATGTTGACACCCAAGAGTACGAGTAGATACTCTAGACATATTTTCCATACAGATTGAGCATTGATTGAGTAGATGCTGGAAACATCTTTCGGCACCCAATCGGCTACACTGGGTTCCGTTTTTCTTTATTCCTAAACACCGAACCTCCATACCATAATTATGATTTTTATTGTTCAAAATTTACGGATCTTCGGCGCCTTTGAGGAGGAATCCTAAGTTCTAGACTGCGTATAGCATCTATATATACAAGTCGCATCCGTTCCTCTGTAGCTTTTTTAAGTTCTATGATTGGATCATCATCCTGAGGTGCTCGACATGTGGGGCATTCATTCGAAGATTCATACCACTTGATTATGCAATTGGTATGAAACGAGTGACCACAATTGAGTCTTTTGGCAGCCTTGGAGTTGAGTGAAACGACATCCTCAAGACATATGGCACAGGTCTGCAGGTGATGCACACAACACTTTCCGTCTAGAAGCACTGGCTTCCTACACTTTCGACCCGTCATTGTTAACGAGGAACATTGCATCTTCTAATTCTAGCACTGAAAGAATTTCTTTGTGAACATCTTCAGGGGTTTTATCCTCCACATAGATGATGTGGAAGTGTCTCGTCTTCTGATCCAACCATACTAGCTCATACAGTGCGTGAATTTTCTCAAGATAGTCTAGACTTACAGCAGAGTCACCAGCCTGAGTACGCTGCTGGATCCTCTCCATACACTTTTCCGGCTGACTCGATAGATATATATTGACATCTGGAAACCATTCGACATTCCTGAACCAGTCTTTGTATACCCTATCCTCCTCTGAGGATACTACTCCTGTAGTTACAAGATGCTTCCAAAATACATCATTCGATGATTGGAGACATCTCTCATAGATTCTGTCATCATCTGGATCTGTATAAGACTCGAGAATCTTCATCTGGAGCAGAAATGCCCAACGTGGAGGATCCTTATAAAAGAGATCCAAAGGCCAAGTGTGAATTGGTTCTTTGTTACATTTGAATCCAATCTTTTCTAGTATAGTGATTTGTGTAGACTTTCCAGACCCAATGTTTCCATCAATAACAATTCGCATTTATATTACAAGCAATTCTATTCTCTATTCCTTCTGTCGACGATCCATCACGTAGGTCTGAGGAGCCGTGAGCCAAGGCTGAGGCTCCTCTTTAAAACCCTTCAGTGGGTCCCCTAGGATTGAAGTCCCCTTGCTGTACACAAGTTGCCTGAAACCCTTTGCATCGACATTATTATCAGCCATGAGCTTTGCCATGTAGAGTCTATCACCCATGTTATTCGTCATACGACCATCAGCCATTCCAAATCCTGTAGACATTTATAATTACACAACATTTAAAACCCGAAGCCACTCCTCAAAACTAGCCCCCATAGTCACCCCAAAGTCTTGCTTGATGTCCGTCTCCTTGATCCTACACTCCGACCCTATGTTTTCATTAATCATCTTGTATGCATGTGCAATCTCCATCAGCGTCTCAGCTCCTGTGATGATGATGTTCCCTGTCGAAAAGATAGCCACAGTGACCCTCTTCATCTCTGGCTTGGGCTTAAACTTGACTGTGACTGCTGAATAACTCCCTGGGTCATAGTTCACCTCGAATATGTCGTTACGTTTCAGACTACGAATGACTGAATAAAGATTGAGGGTCTTGTTCAGTGAAAAGTTGGTATTGATCATCACAATCTTGAAAAGGTCATAGCGAATATCCAGGGACTTGTTCAGGATCAAGGGGAGCACAACTGCCAACTGAGCCACTACGCGTTTGCAGTCGAGCACATTCGAACACCCTGCAACCTGTATCGATCCATTCGAAAACAACTTGACAGCCTTGGTCGAATAACAGTCTACATATCCAATCGATATGCAGTTATAAAAGTTACTTCCACGCTTACTCGGACGAATCTTCCACTCGAACCCCTTCTTAGACCCCTTTGGATAAACCATAATAGAACCACCAATAGCCTTGAATACCTTGCGAATCATTCGAGCATCAACAGCGCCCAAAACACCCTTGGCCATCATCGTGATGGTAGTTATACGGACCCACGAAGGCTTGTCATCCATCTCATCGCGAAACTTGGCAAGAGTCTTGATGTACTCGAAGGTATCCATTGCTTTTAAAGGGACCGAACGACCTACTTGTTTTGGGCACATCCTTTTTAATTACACTCTAACCATACGCTATGACCCCCTTCATTGTGTGAATCCCCCCGCTCAGCCACCCAAACCCATCGCTCTCGAGGCAGAAGACGTAGTACCCTTGATTTCTGAGCTCTATTTCGTTCGGGTAGTTTCGTTGACCGCCCGGCAGCAGGAGGACCTGGTCCGCCACGTAAACGGCATTCTGCACTAGCAAGTGGCGGTCCTCGATGTATCCAAAGTTGAGGACATCATCCTCTGGCACGCTTTCGATCTCGTTAGACGCCTCAATCTCATTAAGGTAGCTGACGAGTTCTTCGATCGACATTCTTGGAATTGGATCACGGTGGACGAGGGCAAGCCCGAAACACCCTTTTCATCGAATCGTAGAAGACTTGAGATCCATGTGAGACTTGAATCTGACTATATTGAGACCAACCTTGTCAAGATACAACTTGAGAGCAGTCTCTGGATGATATTCTTGATCAACTTTTGCATTACAATAAACCTTCATACTCTCATAGTTGCCAAAAGCAAAGCGATCATTAATACCTCCATGATCTTCACCTTCGGGAATATAGATTGTATATTCATCTAGATGATCATGAATATACAAATCATGAATATATAGATCAAAACGACAAGATACAACTGGAATATCACAGTTCTGAATCATATCAAAGGCTCTTTTACGATTGAAAAACATGCACTCTACATTAGTTTCAAGTGGTATTGAGTCAGTACATATTCCCTTTGGATTATACAATCGAATTACATCTTCAATATCTGTAACAGTTTTTGGACAACAACTTATGTAATAATCTGCATCACCAAATACCCTCTGAAACATTTGGTGATGTTCCGATGCTTTATTCGTCCTTCCTGAGAAAACCACCGAAAGCTTCTGCATATTGCTCTTGTCCTGGTAAACCTCCCCATTTTTTTAGGTAATGATTTTCGACATAACGAATCTGAGTCTCCCAAAGTCTCTGTTCATCAGGATTTCTAATAGTGTTTGAATATTCTGTATGAAGTACGTTTGAATTGGGAAGTTGTTGCTCTTTGGCCCATTCAAGATTCATTCGTCTGTAGTAGTCATTATCAAGATAGTACCCATTCTGTTGCTCCTTTGGCCACTTCAAATCTCCCCAAAGTCCAATCTTCTTGACACATTCAGTTGAATATGCACATAGAACATCATAGTGTGTGAATATAACTGACCATGGTTCTGTCTGAGACTCTGCCATGGCTAAAAGTCTCTGGACTGTATCATCTAGAACCTCTCCATCATTATGCATGAAACAATAGTAGTCACATGCATTATCAATTGCATATTGTCTCATGATGTTCTGAGTATCCCTGAATGTCTTTCGACCGACATTGTCAAACAACTTGAAGTGCTTGAGATTAATAGGAATCTCACCTCCTGAGTTGTTGAAAATAAAATACTCATCAAATAGTCCATCTGGAACAGAGTTGATAGCCTTTTCCAAAAGTTCAAAGTGATTCACGACTGGTATGAATAGAATTTTTTTCATTGCTACTACTATATGAATAAAAACGATGTACTATTTTTACTCGTTGCCCTGTTTATAATGTATTATCTGACCCAGCAGGAGCAGGGATATCAGGCCCAGAAGCCTTCAGGGTATCAGAGCTTTGTAGGTCTAGGACCAGGCGCCGATTGGTCCAGAGGTGTCTACTCTCCAGAGCTTGGAATTTGGGTTTCAACAGGAAAACCATTTGGTCCTAATACAAAGGCTGTTTCGGCGTACAGTTATGATGGTAAGAAATGGATCATGAATGACTCAGCAAGTGGTGGTCTCCCAGTTCAGCATGGACCCATAACCCAGTATGGTTGGAGATCAGTAGCTTATGGAAACACATCCAATGGTCCTCTCTTTGTTGCCGTTTCTGATGGTTATGATAATTGGTTAGCCCCGATTAATGGATATTATTATTATGTAGATGGTCAGCTTACAAATCCATCAAATTATGTATCCGTAGCAACAAGTACTGATGGTATCAACTGGGTAACCGGGACGGGTCTATTTCCATACGCAGTATGGAATATAATATATGATAAGACGAGCAACTATTTCCAATGTGTAGGAGATATTGAGGATGTTCATCAGTCTGTATATAACTCTTATGGAGCCCAGTCCCAAGATGGTATAAATTGGCAAATGACAAACTTGCCTTTTGCAATTACAGAATGTAATGATATATGTTACGGAACTCATGGAGTTGTAACTGCAGGTGTTGCTGATGGACTACCACCTCAGACAGCAACAGCTCTTCTTCCGAGTACTACAACCATATGGAATACAACAAGCAATATGCCATCGAATGAAAATATTACAGGTGTCAAGTTCCTTCAAGGTGCTTATTATGCCGTTGGTCAATACGGTTTGTATGAAAGCACAGATGGTCTGAACTGGACAAATCTAAACCCTACAGATGTGTCTGGGAATACTCTATTGAATGCGGTTTCAAATTACCCTACATACAGTGATATTGAATATTTCAAAGGACAATTTATTTTACATGTAACAACTGATGTTGTACAAAATTATAATGCATTTTGGTATAATAGTCAGTTCTATTATAGTCGGAATGCACAAGGACCATATGAACTAGGGATTTACGGAAATATTCCCGTGGATGATTATTGGGTCCAATTATCAACCGCAGATAATCCTCATGGTGGTAATGATATCCTCATCGGTCTAGGATATTCTGCAACTGGTCAGACTTGTCCACTCTATTCGGACGATGGAATCATGTGGAATAAAGTCTAGGGATATCATATGGCTAGAGTAAAAAGGGTGTTTCAAGAGTACCCAAGTTAAAAAATTTGTACTAAGTATGTATTTCACAATCTGTGCCTGGTTCAAAACTATCACCGAGCTCGAGTGTGTGATTGTTGACGAAGACGAGTTCAGTGTTTGAAAAGGGTGTCCCCAAGTCTCCCAGGTCCAAAAGAGCCGAGAGAGCAAAATGTCTCTTGCCGTTGCAGAGAAAGCCTTTGCGGGTCGTCTGATTGGACCCTACCAGCGTGAGGGTGTCCAATGGATGCTCAACCGTGAGCGTTCTGAAGGTCTCAAGGGGGGATTTCTGTGTGATGAGATGGGTCTCGGAAAGACGATTGAGGTGATTGCGACTATGCTTGGAAATCGCAAGCGGAGCACTCTCATCGTTGCTCCAAAGTCTGTGCTCACTCAGTGGCGCGATGAGATTCGCAAGTTTTCTGCTCGTAATCTTCGAGTTCACATCTGGGATGGTCCTAATCGCACCACACAAGCCTCGGTACTCAGGGAGTATGATGTCATCATTACATCTTACTCACTGCTGATCAACGAGTCACCTCTGCATCGTGTCAACTGGGACAGGATGGTTCTGGATGAGGGTCACGAGATTCGAAACCCCAAGTCCAAGACGTACTGCTCTGCCAAGAGCATGTCGGCGAACATCCGCTGGATAGTCTCTGGCACACCCATCTTCAATTCGATGCGAGACTTTGTCTCTCTTTCCGCCTTTATTGGCATCCCAAAGGGGATGGTTCAGGCTTATACTGATGAGATCAGAGCCAAGTACATATTGAGGAGAACCAAGGAGGATGTCTGCCAGTTTAACGATCGCCTCTCTCTTCCCAAGTGTGACTTTGAGAATGTCGAACTCGAGATGAACCCAGAGGAGAAGAAGCTCTACAAGGTTGTCTATGAAGAGTCCAAGGAGATTGTCAAGTCGCTCTTGCGTAATCAGACTCAGGGGATGGCTATGATGATGATTGAGTGCCTCTTGAGGACTCGTCAGGCTATGATTTGGCCTCAGCTGTACTATGATGGGATGGCTGTCAAGAATGACACAGACCCGGAGGAGTTTGATGGCAACTCTAAGAAGCACGACACCCTTGTGGAGATGATTAATAGTCACCCCAAGGAGAAGTCTCTCATCTTTTGCCAGTTTGTCGGTGAGATGAACCAGATCCAGTCGAGACTAGAGGATCACGAGGTGTACCGAATCGACGGCTCAGTCTCGAAGGATCAGAGAGAGACTCGCATCCAGAGCTTCAAAAAGTCAAGCAAAGGTGCAGTATTCATAATTCAGATCAAGGCTGGTGGTGTTGGTCTGAACCTCCAGGAGGCGACTCGAATCTATATTATGAGTCCGGCTTGGAACCCAGCCACTGAGATGCAGGCGATTGCTCGCGCACACAGAACAGGCCAGGTGAATAAGGTTTTCGTCAAGAAGTTGGTGTATGTAGGGGAGGAGGGGATGCCGAGTATAGAGCAGAGTATAATGGAGCTTCAGAACCACAAGGCGACGGTGTGTGCCGAGGTTCTGAATGATCCCAGGTTGGAGATGCAGCTTCCGAAGAGCAAGGCGAACTACACAATTCAAGACCTTAAGAAATTGTTTACATAGTGTAATATGAGTGGAGCTCTTACAGCATTATCAGCAAATAGTCCCCAAGACCCCTACGTCTGGTCTGATCTTTCCAGCTGGATACCAACTATACAAGATCACACTGCATTCGCCACCACACAGAGGGCCATTCCACTTTCGAACCTAGGTGGTTTCCTTGGTGAAAAGGTTCAGATTGATATCAAACCCAAGGATCTCCCAGACCTCTTGTCGAATATGCACCTCAAGTTTTCACTCAAGGTGAAGGACTCGAGTAATGTTGCAATTCAATATACTCCGCAAGTTGGTAGGGCAATCATAAGCCAAGTTGACTTTATGATTGACGGTGCTGTGATCGAATCAATCAATGATGATTGGTACATTATTCGGGATGAACTGTTCCTCGATGCCGATCAGAAATTATCAATGTACCAAGCAACTGGGGTTGCATCATCAACCAATCCTGGTGGAGATTACATTGTCCCCCTCGAGTTTTTCTTCTGTCATCGAAAAGGAAGTCCAAATCCGTACTTGCCAACGTGTGCCATTAATGCAGCTACGATATCAGTTGTGTTTTATTTTAACAATCAGGATTGGATCACAAACACAAGTGACTCTATTGATTTGATAGATCCATTCCTTATTATCGAAGGCCAGTTTCTTTCAATCGATGAGAGACTATATTATATAAATACCCCCCTGACATATAGTATACCTATAGCCTATAGAGAAGCTTTGGTGACGTACAAGAATGGAGTTGCTATATTACATCTGTCTGCAACATTTCCGGTGACTATGATGGTTTGGTTTATACGTAATAGTGTCTACGAATCTGGTGATCCGAGATACTTTGCATCGAGATACAACTATGGATATACTACAAAATATATACACTCTTCTGTTCCTGTGACTTACTTTGATGGAACAACTGACAACTTTATTGATGTAATACAGAATGTCACAATGTATTTCAATGGGAATAACTTTTTGTCAAACTTTCCGGATGGAACCTATCACTCAATTGTTGAACCCATGAGTCATAACTTGTCAATACCAACTAAGAATGTCTACATGTATTGCTTTACTAACAATCCAAAGGAGTATCAGATTGATGGGTCAATCAATTTTGCCGAATTTGACTATAAAACAACTCATCTCGATATTTCATTCCTCCCAGAATATACTGAACAAGTCCAGAATAACTTTACGTTGAACTTGTATTACTCTGGGTTTCAGACACTTGTGATTGCGAATGGGAGGGCTGGTTTTTCTAGCGTCTAAGAGTAGATGCTAACTTATCAACATCAGACGATGCACTCAAGTTGGCCTTTTCCAGTTTATTTTGGGGATGACACAAAGATACCTGTACCTACCAATGGTGATATTATAAATCAGTTGTTATTGAGAATTATTTGGCCATCTACCAATCCAGTAAACACTTCCGTCGCAACTGCGATGATTGACTTTATAGAGCTTCAGTACAAGGAGGATGTAATAGAAAGAATATATGGTGAGAATATATTCATACAAAATGATCTGACTATTCCAGAGGGGAAACGAAAAGCCTTACAGGCTCTTGTGGGAACAGATACAACTACACCACTGGCGGAATACTATCTCCATCTTCCATTCACTATAAAGTTTCCGATATGTGCAACTGATGAACCACCGACGCTGAGAGTTGTTTTCAATCAAAGTACCAAGTTTATGAGCATTCCGTACGTCGGACAGTTTGATCTCGAGCTCATTACAGATTATGTATTTCTTTCAGAGATTGAACGTAATTATTTTAAAACTCACCCACTCAAATACATCACCACCAGCTATCAGAGACTTCAGTTCATCATAGACCCTAGTGAAACAGAAATCAATATAGTCACGTCATTTGTGAATGATGTCAAGGAACTATTCTGGATTATACAAGACTCTGATGCGACAGACATGTACAAGTACAACTACGACTTGAAAGATTTGACTCTGAGCTTGAATGGGGTTGAGTTTCTCAGTAAAAATGTTGCAAATGGAACCTATCTAAGCATTACACAGCCACTAGAATATCACACCAGAACACCAACATCCAATATATATGTATATTCCTTCGCTCTCAACCCCGAGCATCCTCAGCCCAGTGGTGAAGTGAACATGACATATGTATCGAATCAGAATCATAGGATCAATCTTGTACCCTCAGTAAAGAGGAGATATCTGAGATTCTATGCACATTCATATAATGTAGCAACTATAGAAAATGGCCAAGTGTCAATGTTACACACGACGAATGAGCACGGATTTAAAAATTGAACAATAGCAGATGGCATCATCAGTTATACTAGACTCTGGTGGTGATTTTATAGGGAAAGAATCTTTATTCAACTATACAACCCCCTCATATGAATCATTCTCAAGCCAGACTATATCAGTTCCTTTTAGCAATCAGGATTTGAATTTTGGTAAACTATGTTATGCAATCATCCCAAAGAAGGATGATGTTGTCAAGTCTCTGTATCTCAAGACACTTCTGGGAGCTCTGACACATACATGCAGTTCAGGATACATATTTCCATTCCAGAATGCAGATACGAATATATACTCTCCAAGTAACTTGGTGACACCTATAGTAAGTCTAGATTGGAACTATGGATTTTTTAATACAAATAACTTTCATAGCTGGTATACTGGAACAAGTATATCAATCGTAGGAGGAAAGTTTGTATTTAGTATAAATGGGCCATTAGTGTTCAAGACTGAACAAGCTGCTCAATTCTGGGGGTTTGATATTACACTAGCTGATAGTACTTCGGGGAACTATATATTCAGTACATCTGTCGGAACATTGAATCTTGTTCAATCTGGATGGACGACTGCTCTTCAGAACTCACTGTCACCTCTTGCTTATGTTGATTCTGTAGGTGATGCACTTGTTAAGACAGCTACTATGTATGTTGGAAACCAGACGATACAGAGTACAACTTCAATGACGATGCAGATTGAGGATGATATACAGTGTCCTCTTGAAAATCAGGCTGGATTGACAATCACTATTGGCCGAAATGACACTTCAACTGCAAATTTTGCGAGGACATACTGGACCAGGCTCAACTTTGAAGAGGTTCCACTGTGTACTCTGTTTGATCAGACAGTTCAGATTGGCGTTCAGTTTGAGACATTTTCAAATCTCACAACTGGATCTCTATACAAATACGATATTCTAGATCCTGCAGCTTATAAAGCTATCGCATCATATTCAACTACTAAAAGTATATATGCAGCAGTGACTTTCAGTAACAGTATCGTCATGTCACTGAATGGTGGTTTACTATTATATGATACATCATTCAAGTTTACATCTACAACTAATCCCCCAGGTCCCATTGTAGTTTATAATAATATACTTTATACTATTACTGGAAATCCATCTTATAATTATTTGACCCTGTACACAAAAAACTCAAGTGGTCTCGTATTATTTGCCACATCTACTTATAACATACCAGCACCACTTACAGGTATAACATATATTGGTACAGATTCTGGATTTATCTACGTGTTTACGGATTCATGGGTAATTATATACGATACTACAAAACCACTGAACCTTTCATCTTCATATATAAAGACAACTTTTGCCGTTGATACTTTTTCATATGCGACAACTTATTTAGATGGAAATTTTTATGTACCATATAGTATAACTACTTTTCACGGGCCGATTCCTGTTGTTGAAACGGGGATATTTATAATGAATGCATATGGATTGAGATATGGAACAGGTATTTCAAAACTCATTATACCCACTGTGACCCCCATCAAACTAACAACGGATGGAACCTATATCTATACCGGTGGTGCTGAAATCGACTCATTTGGTACATTTGGACTTGTAAGATTTAATAAGAATACACTCGTTATTGAAACGTTTGCAATACCTGACAAATTATTCAATTTCATGACAATTCCTGTTTTGGCATGTTTTTTCGATGGTAGATTTGTGTATCATATAACTGATACCTCGTCATATACACAATTTGGATTTTTGTATTACGATACCACCAAACCTTTTACGGATATTAATTCTTTTTATTGGTTTTTTATTCTCAATGATGGTACAACTATCTCTTCTGATGGTAATTCTGGAATTTCAAACATCACTTATCTCTCTCTAGAATCTGTTCAGCTCGTTCTTCTGAACAATGTTGTATATATTATGGGGAATGATACATTCGGAAAAATTCAATTATACTCAATTAATCAGACGACATCGATTACCCCAAGTATTCAGACTCAGATGATTGTACAATATTCAAAGTTGGAAAATCCATATACTAGTTCAGTGTCACTTGTAAACCAGAACAAGACCAACGTCTTTACAATGCGAGCAGGTGAGTTGTCCGACATTTTCAGTCTTACATTCTCAGGACCCATAAGAGAGTTTTGGATACAATCAAATGCCAAGATAGTAAGACTTGTGCTTGAACTGAATGGGGCAGTACTTATTGACGAAGACTACACTTCTCTATCTGTCCTCAGACCATTTGGTTCACACATCATAACACCTTCACATACACTCTACACATATAGCTTTGCTATAGATCCCAACTCTATACATTCAGTAGGGAGTCTAAACATATCTCGAATAAGACTAGCAACTATGAATATATTTATAGACAAGGTTTACTCAACAGATCAGACCATCACAGTATATTCTAGGTCAGTTAATGTTCTTGATTGTAAAGATGGAATAGGAGGACTACTCTTCAATTAAAATGTGCGGCTAAAGTAAATGTCCAAGGCGCAAGTATGGCATGGCACAGTAGACAAGACACCAGGAGGCAATGAGAAGAAGGATCTCATGCAAAAGTCAGACGGTCGTATCGTCAGTCGATCCAAGAGATCTGCTGCTCTCCACAACCCGGGTCTCAGGGCGTGGGGAGAGGCGATGATGATTTGCATGGAGATGTGGCGCAAGGATGGGAGATCCACCAGAGGGTTCACACCCATCAGAAAGGGGTCAGATGAGTATGAGGATGTGCGTGAAATATACGATCGGCTCAAGTCCAAAAGATCCAGGCGATGATAAAAAATTATTTTCTCATCTTATATTAAATGTCCGTAGTTCGCCGTGAAATCAGACGCGTTGTTCACCGTCGTAAGCACCACACCGAGGAGTCCCGCAAGGAGGCTAAGCGTGAGGCTGCCCGTAAGTACTACCGCAAGCACCGTGAGGAGATTCTGCGCAAGGCTCGTGAGCGCCGTGGAATGGGTGAGCGCAGCCGTGCTCCCCGTGGCTTCAAGACCTATGGCCCCATGTTCGTGGGTCCTCTACGGGAGCACAACCGCCGTCGGGCTCGCAAGGAACGCTCCAACAAGGGTGTTCCCCGCCCCCACCGCCGCAAGCACCGGGAGTAGATTCAAAGAGACAGCCAGTCTCTTGTGATATAATTTGATACACTCTACAGGTAAGACCGTAAGTTTCCCTAAAATAATACAAACCTACAATTTCAACGATGCATTTAATCATGCACCCTTGAAATGTACCAAGCTCTCTGATTCTCGTGTCAAGCTGACGGTTCGAATCAAACACCTGTGTCGAAGCATCAAGCTTCAGAGTCATGTAGCTCTCAGTCATGACAGACTTCCATGGCTCATGTGTTCCGATTCGTTCCTCAAACTTGGAAAACCAATCTGCAAACTCAGGAGTCGTCTCAATTGTAATTTGATCATATTCTGATAGACCATCAGTACAGACTGATTCAGGCACCTGAAATCTCAGAGGTTTACCAGCATACGTAATCTTTTGACGTTGATTCTTTCCTGGTTCCAACTCAATCTTTTCTATATCAACATCCTTCCAGAGCATTTGTTACTTAAGAATCACTGGCTTTAAACAAACTCTGGATGTCCAGCCATTTGGAATGATGCTCCTATGTGAAACACGTCAGAATCAGACTCTTGATGACTTAGACCCCATATAGTATGATATTTGGATTCTGGTCCAAATGTCCACCTGTCATCTTCAGGATCATATGTCATATCAGTCTTCACCTCCCAATAGTATTCATCATATCCTGAAATCTCAAGGTACACAAGAGTTTTTGTCTCTGTGAGATACTTGAAGACCTCTGCATAGTAAACAAATGCTTCATGGACCGGGTGCCAATCAGAGCGCAAAGTCGGTCTGAAGGGTGGTGGAGTTACAGGGGGGAGAGGTCTTGGCTTGAAACCAAGTGCTCTCCTCGAATCTATATCACAAAAGTTTGCTATATGTTCGAGGAGGTCGTAGGGCAATTCGGACCATATGGCTGGGTCCATTTTACTTATTCTTTCAGCGCTTTTTTTTAAGAAGATCATATACCCACATACAGATAACTACAACCATATAAGCCTCTATTATCATGCTTATAGCAATTATCCAACCGACAATAGTGGTGAGAGTCGCGTTATCCATTGTACTTGGTTATTTAACGCACACCTTTCTTAAGCCCGTAGTTTTTAGGAGTCCGTGGGTTTAAGTGTCAGCTTTCCAGAACCATCCAACAAAATATCCCTGATGATCCAAACAGCAACATGCAGTTCCTAAAAGTTGTATAAAACCTCTACAACAATCAGACTTCCAGAATTTACACATTATTCAAGTAAGTGCCCGTACTTTCAAGGTTTGCTCGCACTTGGGATCCATTTCATATTCGATTCCTTTGTAGTTGAACCAATATTTGGTCATCGCGATAATGTAAAATTTATTATCAAGAGGAATTAGAATTTCAATCTCAAAAATATTTGCGATTCTCATGCTAAAACTTTCCGGCACTCGATTATTAGTGAAAGAAATTATACAACTATCTCTACTACAAATAAAAAAGTACATTTGGGTCGTCTCATCAAGATCAAAAGTATAGGTTTTTCCAGGGGTGTACACAATAGGCTCCATTTCTTTTCTATTCAAAGCTTTAGTTTCTTAAGTCTAGACCCTCATCGGCAGTGGGCTGCTCGAACTTCTTGCGGTACAGGGCAATACATTTTGCTTTTGCAATTTAGGGACGAGGGGAGACAGAACACAAATTTTACACATCATCATCTACAAGACCTAGAAAGTCTCGAACATACTTGGGGGCCGCTGCGCAGCGCTCTTCGATGATCCACCTTTCGACCCCTTTGCCCACATTGTACTTTGCCAAGATCTCGAAAACTTCCTCACTCGGCGCATGATCGTAGTAACCATGACCCATAAGTACATTCTCGAGTACCGAGAACCCCTCCTTGTCACAGCCATTTACATCCGCACCATTCTTTAGGAACATCTCGATCGTCTCGGGGCCGCGGTACTCGGCAAGCTGAAGCAGGCCGGCCGTATTCACCCCTTCCGACTGAACCCCAAAGAGAGTTTCGAGACTAATTTCGTGCTCAGTGTGGACGGCGATGAGAGCCATTGCGATCTGATCGGCCGCAGAGGGTTGAGCCGCCTCGGTATATCGCACAGCCTCGTCGACCAGGAGATTCTCGCGCCGCCTGATCAGGCTAGTAACCAACTCACGCGCTTTATCAATCTCCAGGCTGAGTTGAGCTCTCTTATCCATTAGTGATATAGAGCGATCTGCCTTTAAAATCCTAGAATGAAGGCTAAGATTCCTGGTGCTCTGAGGCAGCAAGTATGGCTGGTCCACATTGGCAAGAGATTTGAACATAAATGTCTTGTCAAGTGGTGTCAGAATATGATTACACCTTTTAATTTTGAGACTGGTCATAACATACCCGAGAGTAAGGGTGGTACACTAGATATTGATAATCTTAGACCAATATGTAGTAATTGTAATCGCTCGATGGGTGATAACTATACAATAGATGAGTTTTCAGAATTATCAAAAAGGACTTGTAAACTTTGGGAATGTTTTCGGTTTAGCCAGAGCACGACACACACCCCTCATCCATCCGGCACACGGGGACGGTCACCTGGATAGGCTTAGCCTTTGGTCGTGTCCTCAGGTAATACATTCCAGTCTTGAGACCCATTGACCAAGTATACAGATGCATACTCGATAACTTTGCAATTGTTGGATCCTCTACAAATAGGTTCATCGACTGTGACTGATCAATATAAGGCGCACGATCAGCAGCCATATCAATCAGAGATTTCTGAGGAATCTCCCATACAGTCCGATAGATAGCCTTCAAATCATCTGAGATGTCAAGTCCTTGAACAGACCCACCATCCTTGATGATTTGATCCTTCGTCTCTTTACTCCAAAGTCCAAGCTTAGTCAACTCCTTGACGAGGTGCTTATTAATCATCACAAACTCACCAGCCAAAGTACGTCTGAGATACAAGTTACTTGTGAATGGCTCAAAGCACTCATTGTTTCCTAGAATTTGAGATGTCGAGGCTGTTGGCATCGGAGCAACTAACAGTGAGTTACGAAGACCATACTTTGCTATGCCTTCACGGAGACCCTTATAATCGAAATAAGGAGCTCCTTCTACACCCCACATATCTAACTGTAAGATACCCTTTGAGGCTGGAGATCCTTCATAACTTTCATATGGACCGCTCTCTTTGGCCAACTTACAAGACTCAGCCAGAGCACTGAAATAAATAGTCCCAAAGATGAGTCTATTGAGACTCTTTGCCTCGACCGAATCAAAGGGGTATCCAAGCATTTGGTACACATCTGCAAGTCCCTGAACACCTATGGCTATAGGGCGATGACGCATATTTGACTTTCGAGCAGCCATTGTAGGGTAATAGTTGTTATCAATCACTAGATTGAGATTACGAGTAACAACCTTTGTCACTTCAGCCAACTTACCCAGTTCGAAACCGCCATTATCTGTTACAAATGCCGGTAGAGATATACTTGCCAAATTGCACACAGCGGTCTCATCCTTGTCAGAGTATTCTACAATCTCAGTACACAGATTACTCGACTTGATAGTCCCAAGATGCTTCTGGTTGGACTTGGAGTTGCACGCATCCTTGTAGAGCATATAAGGAGTTCCAGTCTCAACCTGTGACTTGATGATGGCGTTCCAAATCTCGCGCGCCTTGATCTTGCTTCGATATTTTCCATCAGTGATGTAACTTTTGTAGAGATCCTCAAAGTCTTGGCTATGAACATCGCTGAGCCCCTTGGATTCATTTGGGCACATGAGATACCAGTCCTTGTCATCCCGGATAGCCTCCATAAATGCATCAGGAATCCACAAGGCTGTGAACAAGTCACGACACCGAGACTCTTCATCACCTTGGTTCAATCTGAGTTCCAGAAACTCCATAATATCAGCGTGCCAAGGTTCGAGATACACCGCAATCGATCCCTTTCTTCTTCCGCCCTGGTTAACATAACGTGCAGTATTGTTGAATACCCTGAGCATTGGGATGATTCCGTCCGATACTCCATTAGTTCCTTTGATCTTTGAACCCTTAGCCCGAACATTATGAATATGGAGACCGAGACCACCAGACCACTTGCTGATCTGTGCACACTCCTTCATTGTATCATAAATACCCTCGATAGAATCATCCTTCATAGCCTGAAGAAAGCAGCTCGACATCTGGGGCTTTTCAGATCCTGCATTGAATAGGGTTGGAGTGGCGTGTGTAAAGTAGTGCTCAGACATGAGCTCGTACGACTCTTTGACCCTATCAAAATCATCACCGTGAATAGCAACTGCGACACGCATGTAGAGATACTGCGGCGTCTCACCCTCATTAAGGTACATCTTCTGAAGCGTCTTGAGACCAAAAAAGCTAAACTTGTAATCTCTCTGGTGGTTGATGAGGGCATCATGCTTCTGGGATACATACTTCATAAAGTCTGAAGATACAACACCCTTAGAATGAAGCCGAATCATACTGTCCGTGAAGCATTTAGGGTTTGTCTTGTGCATGTTACTCACGATGATACGGGTCGCAAGAGTTTCATAGTCTGGATGTTCAGTAATCATGGAGACTGCAATATTTGCTGAGATTTCATCAATCTCATAGGTGTGCATACCATCATACATGGATGCAAACACCTTTTGGGCAACCTTATCAGCCTGCACATTCAGCAGGTGGCACAAATCACTTATTCGTTTAGTCACCTTGTCAAACAACATATCAGTTACTTCATTATTCCTCTTCACAACCTTCATTTATAAGTAAGCAGTCTAATTTTTTAACTCTGGTACTAGTAATGCTGTGGGACGATTTCAATTCACAGGCGAATATTAATAGCCTTCAGGCTCAGATTATCAACTATGTTAAGAAACAGATGAATGTGACTATTCCAGCACAGAACCAGCCAGATCTCATGAATCTCATGCGAGCAGTCTATTCTCAGAATCCACGGCGTAGTCTCATAGAGATTAATCAAGCAGTTGTTGAAAAGGCTTTTGCTATCATTCAGCCGGGGGTGAACCAGGCGATATACTACAAGGGGAATGTTGGAACAATTCCACCCCCAATGGCTCACCCAGTCAATATGTCCACGACGGGAACCAAGTCGGGCGAGGTACAGATTGGACTAAAGGATACATAAGCTTGTACTTCAAGATGAACCGTTATAAATTTGAAACTGCCGAACTATGTAGAATTAAGGGTTGGGATAAAGCATCCATAGAAAGAGTATGGATGTTGTATACCGAAGAGAGTGGCGAATTGGCATCTGCAATTCGCCAGCTCTTGAAATATTGCAGAAAGACCAACTTGAAAAAGGAGCGAGGTACAGATGTAGTCATGGAGATGGGTGATGTGTTTAGTTATCTATTTCAACTTGCATTTATGCTTGATGTTGACTTGGATGATATGTGGGTAAGACACCAAGACAAGGTGCGAACAAAAATGTATGTTCATATTAATGAATAATCAATTGGGTGTACAGAACCAGCTTGATCATCTCAACCCAAGTGCCCAGTTTGGTTCAGATTTCCTACCAGGTGGTGCTTTTGTCAATGGAAATCCATTTATGCACGGAACGAGTGAAAAGATTCTACCACGTGATCCAGGTGCAATGGTTGATTACTATCCCCCAATCCTAAATAATACCGGCACCTCTACATCACAGGCTATACCACCGATAGGTTCTGTACTGCCTAATAAACCATCCACAGTGTCGCCAACTCCAGTTCCAGTCCCATTGTATCCAGTCAGACAGTTCAATGGCTATTAGTCTAGATACATCTTTATCTTGGATCTAAAGGTGGATCTGCAGAATGGGCAGTTTGTTTTAATTTTTGATGAACAGCGAGAGCACATAACGTGACCACATGGATCCAAACAATGGTCAACTGGATTCTCAACGCATACAAAGCATATATAACGGTTGATAAGGTCGGCGGATTTGCTAAGCGAACATACGTTACGATATTTTGAAACTTCTTTGCGAGCCTCCTTGTAGTCAGCTTGAAGTTGATCCAGATTTGCATCCTGACAAAAGTCATCAATTATATTTGTCAGTTTTTCCGTATAGATAGTCTTTGATTCTATCGTTGTTGCGAGGAGTTTGATATCCTTGATTTCCTGAGTCTTTTCTGCAAAGAGATTCTGTAATTCAATGAGTCTGTCTACAGCCTTGGTATACTCTTCGATATGTTGAGTCATATCATTCGGAATAGTCTCTGTGACTGTTTCATGATCATCATCATAAAGATGAATCTTCATGAGCTTCTCCTGAAGTGTTGAAACTTGTGGAAAGAGTACTCTCGAAGGTGGAGTATTCAGTAGTTTCATTACTATCTATGGGTTTATTTTGACCACAATAGAACGGATGAGTTCTATTGTGGGCTTTGTTGCCCTTTTGTTTTGTATTTTGTAGTAAGCAATCTAGTTGGAGAATGCGAGGCCGCCCATACCGCTTGCTACGTTGAGGATGTTGTAGTTGGTGGCGAACATCTTCATGTTGTTAGAAGTGGAGCCAGACTTGAGTGCCACCCAGGCCTGGGCCGTGTCAATGCGGGACAGGTTGCAAGAGCCAGTTGGCTGGAACTCCTCGGGCTGTAGAGCGAAGGAGTACGAGTAGATGCCGGGGTAGGGGTTGCCGGTGTGGTAGTAGAAGGGCTTGACCTGGTTGAAGTAACGGCCGTACTGCTCCTTGAAACGATCCTGGCCGTTGAGGATCAGCTTGAACTGGTGCAGAGGACCCACCTCGTAGCCAGTGCCAGTGGGGCCCTCCTCCACCCACGAGCCGTAGATACCAGCCTTGCCAACAAGGCCGCCGGAGCCGTTGGTGTTCACGAAGGCGTTGGAGCCGGTGAAGATTCTAGGGGATCCAATGGAGTGAGGTAGGGTCATAGAGTTGGATGCAATCATCAGGGCTGGATCAATAGACACCTGGCAGTTGGCACAGTTCTTGGTAAAGTTCCACATAGCGTTGACGTTGGTAAAGGGGTTGCTGTTCTGGAAGCACCACACGAGCTCCTTGACTGGGTGATTGAAGTTGAGGCGGATGGTCTGGGGGCTGGTCTCGTTTACCACAGAGATGGTGTCGCCGCCAGTGTGCTGGAGCTGCTCAATCAGGTACTGGCTGTTGGATGCGGAGAAGGCGGTACGCTCAGCAGTGTCGAGGTAGACGTAGTTGGCCCAGACCTCGAAGGTGGCAGTGTCGAAGTAGTTGCTGAAGTAGGGGGTTAGGGTGAAATCAAGGCGAACCTCGTGGTACTGAAGAGCAACTAGGGGTAGGAAGAGACCGGGGTTACGGTTGAAGAAGAAGTGGAGGGGGAGATGGACACGGAAGGGGGTAGTGCCACCGTTGCCACCCACACCAGTGACGGCGGTGGTGGAGGAGGTCATCTTGTTGTACTGAAGCTTGTTGGGCTCGCTGAGGAATAGCTCAGCGTACAGACGCCACCAGGTCTGGTAGTGCTTGTCGATCTGCTGACCACCAATGTTCAGGGTCACGTTGGCGATGGCGCGCTCAGCTACCCAGTTCATGTCCACACCCACGTTGTCAGACGTCAGGCAGTTGGCACTTAGGCCAGTCTTGGGTGCCAGAGCAACCTCCATCTGACCGAGCAGATCTCCGTTACGGGCAACAATCACTGAGAGCATCCCGTTGTTGCCGGGGCTGCCGTTGACAGTCTGCTGAATCACCTCCATGGCGAAGTTGGTCGTCTGCTGGTACACGGCCTGGAAAAAGGTCACTGAGGGCTGACCAGTTAGATAAGTATCCTGTGCGCCGTAGGCTACAAGCTGCATAAGGGCTCCCATTTTACCTTTAGCCAAGAAAATAATTCGGATGCGTTACACTCGCACATATAATATATATACATGTATCAAATGAGTGACCACGAAGATATGGATATGGCTGATATTCTCGGTAGCCTGCTGACAACTGAGGAGGGTCAGAATGTGACTGAGGTACTCTTCGACCTGAAGGCTCAGGTTGAGGTGATTGGAAACCAGCTCCAGATGCAGAACAAAATTCTAGTCAAGCTGCTCTCAGCCCTGACTCCAAAAACTGAATAGTTATACATACCATGATATTGTAAGAGTTACTACACTGCATATGCATGTGAATATGAATATACGTTTGAACAAGTCTCTCTTCTGAGAGACAACAACAACTTGATCATCAGTATGTGTAGTAGTTACACCACTATAGGATCCTCTACACATGGGGCATTGCATGTTCAGATTCAAGCATTGGACTACACATTCAAGATGCATCTTCTGATTACAGCAGCCCATTTGAACAACCGAACCCTCTAGGTTCAATAAGCATATAGGACACTCATCCATTTGTATTTGCAAGGATAAAAACTTGCTCCCCTGTAAATACAGATGAACACGATCGAAAAGAAGGTGAATGATCAGAAGGATCAGGAGATGCGTCTCGAGGTGACAAAGGGTATCTTTCTCGGGATGAGTGGCAATGACATCACTGACTGTATTTCTCAGTATGAAAAGAGGTATTTGGATTTTAAGAATGAGGGGAACACAATTAACATTGCACGGTCCGTATATGACCTTGGACCGTCCGACGGTATCGATATCGAACAGGTTTACACACAATACTGTAGGAAGAAGAGCATCATGAATGAGATTCGTTTCAGGTGCAAGGAGCTCAACATCTTTTCAGATGAGACGGACGACTACGATGGTAACCCATATTCTATTGGCGTTCGAGTCGAGCGACTCATCGAGCAGTTTAACGATGCTTATGAGCACATCTTATATCACTCTCGTATGTCTGAGAGGATCAATCATCCGATGAGTGTTCCGCCACGCCTAGATGCTGATGGTTCTACATTCAGGTATTGCACGTTTGACGAGTCTGATGACAAAAAGTCTTCGTGGCAAGATCTCCTCTTGTATCTCTTGCATCAACTCAAGCAGAAGCGCTACAAAAGGTACAAGGATCAGTGTTTCCGTGAGATTAAGACGAAGACAGGAAAGGCGACACGTGCTTGGGAGCCCGTATGTGACATCAGCAGCTTTGTATACTCTACGACTCAGAAGGAGGATAAGTGTGATATGTGGAAGCACCTTACGAACAAGGGATCGACTGTACGTGATACAGTTCAGTTTCTGAGTACGACGATGGATGTTCAGTTTCCAGATATTGTCAAGAATCGTAACGTCTGGTCCTTTCAGAATGGCATCTTCATCGGCAAGTACTGGGACGACAAATCTGAGCACTACATTTCCAAGTTTATCGAGTATGATACGCAAGAGTTTGATCGGCTCGATCCTACCATTGTGTCATGTAAGTACTTTGATCAAAACTTTGATAATGTCGAGACTGCTGATTGGATGAGTATTCCAACTCCATTTATGCAATCTCTGATGGATTATCAAAAGTTTCCAGAGGATGTGTGTCGGTGGTTGTACGTCTTCTGTGGTCGTCTCTGCTTTGATGTAAATGATATGGATGGGTGGCAAGTTATCCCGTACCTGAAGGGTATTGCAGGCACTGGCAAGTCTACTATTGTTACCAAGGTGTGCAAGAAGTTTTACGACTCTGAGGATGTCAAGACTCTGTCGAACAATATCGAGAAAAAGTTTGGTCTAGACTCTATCAGCGACGGATTCATGTTCATCAGTCCTGAGATCAAGGGTGATATGGCACTTGAGCAGGCTGAGTTTCAGTCGCTTGTATCTGGTGAGGATATGAGTATTGCTCGCAAGAATCTCAAGGCGAAGAGTCTTACTTGGAAGGTGCCTGGAATCTTGGCTGGTAATGAAATGCCTGGATGGAAGGATAACTCTGGATCTATTTTGCGTCGTATTCTTGTGTGGGCTTTCCCTCGGCAGGTTGACGAGACCAAGTGTGATCCACAGCTCGAGTACAAGCTCGAGTCTGAGCTTCCGATGATTCTGCAAAAGTGTGTCCGATCGTATATTGAGTACTCTCAAAAGTACAAGTCTCAGGATATATGGAATGTTGTTCCGGACTACTTCAAGGTGATCCGGAACCAGGTGGCGATGATTACGAGTGTGCTTCAGAACTTTCTCTCCTCTGAAAAGGTTCGGTTTGGTGCTGATCTTGCAGTTCCTCAGAGGTTGTTTACACACACTCTGTATCAGCACTGCCAGGATAACAACCTCGGTAAGCCGAGATTTACACCAGACTTTTACGCAGGACCATTCTCTTCGCGTGATATTGAGGTTCGGATTGCTACTCAGACCTATCAGGGAAGAGCATACATTGCTCAGCCATTCATCTTTGGTCTTGATATAGTACAAGACGACTCCAAGCCAGAATTTTCTGATGACTACTAGTAGATGTA